AGTTCCACCATTACATAAACTTGCTAAACTTAAATTAGTAGTTTGAGTACAAGCAGTTGCTACTCTTAAATCATCATAAATTCCTACATTCGTTGTTGGTACTGCAGGTGTAGCCATTATTCAGCATCTCTTATTGCTATATATTCTGCTAATTCTACTTCACACTCAACAAGCTGTGATTCTAAATTAGCTTTATGTGCTTCACATTGTGAAATAGCTTCATCTACTGATTTTGTTTCAGTCCAATCTACTACTTCTACATCATTACCTGAAGCATCTTGCATTGATCTTGTATGCTTGATTTCAACCATTTTCGGTGCATCTACTACAACATCTTCTTGTGTTTTTTCTGCGATTACTTTAGCCATTTAACTTCTCCTTAAGTTCGTTTATTTGTTGTTGTTGTTCTTTTATTGCCTCTATTAGTAGAGGTACAATCTTTTCATATTTAACTGCTTTGTATCCAGTATCTCTTGTAGTTACTACTTCAGGTAGGACTTCTTCTATTTCTTGTGCTATTACACCAACATCATGTCCTTCATTTCCATGAATAGTTTTCTTTTCTTCTTCAGTTAATTCTTTCCAGTCAAATTCTACACCACTAATCTTTAATACTTTATCTAATGCACTATCTAATGGTTTAATGTTTTCTTTTAGTCGTTTATCAGAAGTGGAAAATGCTACGACATCATTACTAAAATCTCCTCTACCATCTGTAGCATTTGGAGTAACACCTATACCTAAACTTCCTGATGATACTCTTATATCTCCAGTAACATCTAATTTATAACTATCATTTGTATTTCCTATTGAAACTCTACCTGATGAAGATATCCTCATTTGTTCAATATTGTTTGTTTTAAAAAACATATGATGAGAAGAATTATTATATCTTATTTGACCATCAAAATCTTGACTGGCATCTCCAAATAAAATACCACCATCAGAAGTTGCACCACTTACAATACTTAAAAATGTAGCACTACTTCCATTCACGACTAATGGTCTTGCAGGTGATACCACTCCTATACCGACATTTTGAGAAGTATCAATAGTCATAGCAGTAGTATCATTACTTTTAATTCTAAAGGAATGATTACTTCTTGTTCCTACATAACCTACACCACCTGAAGTAAATAGTTCAGCAGTAGCAGAATTAGTAGAGTCTGTTGTTTGTACACTACCTGCTGTGCTACCTGATATTTGTAAATTAGTAAATCCTGCACCAAAGTTTGTAGGCGATACAGTTCCTATACCGACATTACCTGATGAGTCTATTCTCATTCGTTCTACACCACCTGCTGCAGCAAATCTCATTGAACTTGTAGTGTGGTCATAACGAATAAACCCATCATAAGCACCTGTTCCTGATGTACTATCAGCAAATAATATGTGTCCACTACCATTAGTAGCCGATGCAAGAGTTATACCTGCACCACCACTTGTTTCTGCGATAACTAAGTTATCTCCTGCTGAATTATAACTCCCAGGTGAGTTAGTTCCTATACCGACTCTTTGAGAACTATCAATTCTCATAGCTTCAGCATTACCTGAGTACCATACATGACCACTTGTAGTTGAAGCAGCACCATATAGCATAAATCCACCAGCATAAGCATTATTACTTGCACCAATATAAACATTATTATTTGGATGGATTCCAAGTAAGTTTATATCATCTCCATCTGCATCTTCTGCCATATAATAAGAACCATTAGAAATCATTGTGTTTCCTGATATGTGTAGCTTCTGTGCTGGTGTGACTCCTATACCTACATTACCTGAAGTATCTATTCTCATTAATTCAGAATCTGCACTATTAGCCCATCTAAATTCTGCTAGACTTGGTGATGCTTGTTTTGCTCTAAATATCATACCCCAATTACTATCAGAATAAATACTACCTGCTGCATAATTACCACCTGAACCAATAGTTAAAGAATCATTTAGTGTTAAATTACCTAAAATAGAAGTGCTATATCCAAGTGTTATGCTATCTACTGCATTATTACTTGCATTAGTTGTTATTTGAAATGGATAAGTTCCAGTATTGTTTAATCTAATACTATAATTACCACCATCTGCCACAGTCCACCAAGCAGGATTATTTGTAACATCTGTTTCGTTTAATATTATAATAGAATATAAGCTACCACTAATATTTAAAGCTCCACCTTGAATATAAGTTAATTCTGATTCTACATCTGCTGTGGTACTACTACCATAAGTCAATAATCCATTAGCAGTAGATCCATTAAAAGATATTCCTGCACTTTCATCTGCAAAAGATAATGTTCCACTACCATTGGTTTTTAATATTTGATTAGCACTACCATCTGATGAAGGTAAAGTATATGAATTACCAATCTTTATTTTACCATCACTTAATATTCTAAATTTTTCTGTCGCAGTGCCTGTTGTTCCTAAACTAAATACCATGTCTGTAGGATTATTGCTTGTATCAAATGTTCCTGAAGCAGAAGCGACTATACTTGCTGCAAGTTGATTAGCAGCTATACCAGTTTCGTTGGTAGCATAAAATTTTATTGTTCCAATAGGTTCATTATTTATTATATCAGATTCAGTAGTTGTTAGGTTTAATATTGAGCCATTGCTTTTTGCAAGAGTAAAATTACCACCATTAATGTCTACATTGTTTAAAAATTCAACATTACCATTAGTTGGTCCTACTGTAAAAGCAGTTGGATTACTACCACCTGTTCCTTTATAATTTTCTGCAATGACATTAGTTGTGCTTACAGTAGTAGGATTAAATGTACCTGAAGTTAATGCACCTGTAACATCTAAATCTCCTGTAACTGCAGTATTGCCTGTTCCTGCATCTACCTTGAATATAGTAGTACCACTTGAATTGTCTACAACAAAATCTACATCTGCTGTACCATCTCCAATAATTACTTCATCTTGTGCAGAACCTAATGGATCAGTTTTGATCTTAACTGATGTTTGTGTAGAACTTCCTAATCGTATTTCATCTGTAGTACCAAAATCTATTCTTTGTTCGTCTGCAGCACTACCAATTTTTAAAGAAGAATTGTATATAGAAGTAATTGCTGTTTGTATTGCATTAATGCTTAGTGTTCTTGTGCTTGTTAAATCTCCTCCACCTGATAAACCACTTCCAGCACTAATACTTACAGTGCTATGGTCAATATGTTCGTTGGCAACAAAGCCACTAAGATTATCATGTACAATTTCACTATCAGTAGTAGATAGTGTATCTCCAGTTAAGGTAATTCCAGTACCACCTACTAAGTTGGTATCATCACTAATATCTATTGTTCCTAAGGTTATTGCTTGTCCTGATAGAGATAAATAATCGTGTGATGTAGTTACTAAGGTAACATTAGTTGAATTGTCTGTTCCTGCTGCATCTACACCTAAATTTGTTCTTGCAGTTGCTACATTTGTTAAGTCAGAAAGATTAGAAGCCTTAGCTAATTTAGTTGCTATGTTAGTTGCTGTAGTTGTAGCAAAGTTTGGATCATCACCTAAAGCAGCAGCTAATTCATTTAAAGTATCTAATGTACCAGGTGCACTATCTACCAATCCTGCTACCTCAGTATCTACATAAGATCTTGTAGCAATAGAAGATGTGTCTACATTGATTGTAATATTTCCTGATCCAGAAGTTGTAATCCCTGTACCAGCAATTATACTTGCAATAGCACCAGTAGCATTTAGATCTATAGCACCATCACCATTGTCATCATAAGTTGCAGTAAGATTTGTATGAGATCCATTGGTGTCAAACATAGCCCCAACAGTATCTTGTATATATTCTTGTAGGGTGTCAGATCCTATGTAAAGCGTAGTTGACACTTTAACTGCATTACTTGCAATCTGTAGATCTGAAGCAGTTCCATCACCATCGTATAAAGTACGAAGTGTTCCATCTATTCCCCCAGTTTCTCCAGTATGGATCAGTTGAACATACCCCTGATTAACAGGAGTATTTCCTATATTGGTATTACTACTCAATGTCTAATTCCTTATATAACTCTTTATCTTTCATTCGTTTATGACCTCTACCGATGTCATCAGAAAAAATGGCAGGTTTGCCTATGAGTCTTGTCAAAGTTCCATTTCCATCACATTCTTGGATATTTTGGTTGCATTTCACTAATTTATCATCATGTATACTTTGTAGAGTTTCAAATTGTTTTCCACAATTCCATTTATAATCATATAATGGCATCTAGATCTCCTTAAAAATTAATAATAGTGGTAAATATAGGCCTATGTAAAAATAGGCCCATATTTAACCATTTTTCGCTAACCCAATTATGGATTTACGAAGTTAACAACTGGCAATGCAGTTGAACTTGCAGCATGTGATAATACTGCTCCGAATAGAATATCAGCAACAACTGAGGTCGCTAAATGGTCTATATCGTATGCGGACTGTACCCTTGGAGCTACTTGCTGAGCGAAGTAGATACCGTTTCTATTGAAAACAGTACCAGTTTCGTCGCCAGTACCACCGTCGTCATCCCAATCTGTAGAAGCAAATACAGGCATACCATAAATATTCATGATATTACCAGTAACATTTGGTCCTACACCATCACCTCTTTTTTGTGCTTCAGTGAAGTCACCTAAGCCCATAAGGTTCATGTATAAAGCTGGTGACGCATAAAAGAATGTGTCTCCATCTGTATAATCATAGTTTGCATCAAGCAGTTTTTGTAAACCAGCTCTGACTTCTGCAGTTGTTGCAGTATTGTCGGCTGCTAGTGTTACATCATTACCTGTAGCTGCTTGTAGAATATCTACAGCTAAGTAGTTTTCTACTTTTTTAGCCAAAGCATAACCCATTGAACGCGCGTATGCGTTGAATAAGTCTGCAGATTCTTGGACTCTTACGATGTCTTCGATTCTTTTTGCTTCGTACTGGTGTTGATCTACTGCTAGTTGAATTACTCCATCAGTATTTGCAGAGTAAGTTACTGCTGTATCAGCTGCTTTAGCTGCTGCAGTTTCTTCTGCTACTTTAGGAATGTTTAATATGTCACCACCACCTGCTAACATACTCGAGAAGTCAAGACTTGATTTCTTAACTGAAATTTTCTTTCAGCATAATCTAAAATCGCATCTCTCCACATCTCGGAATGAAATTAGCGGCAGTTGTTGTAGTCACGTTAGCCATTTTTTATCTCTCCTTAAAAATTTTAGCTGTTTTTATAACCTTCTACGATCTGTTGCCAAAGTTTAGGATTTTTTCTAGCTCGTTCTCTATCTTCTGTAGATAGATCTGCCCACTTAGTATTTCCAGCGAACTTACCACTAGTTGTTACCTCTTTTGCATCAGATACTTGCACTTTTTTACTACTCAATCTTTCAATGTGCTTCTCCAACTTAATTGTTGGCAGGTCTTCATAAATTTGTTGATCTTCTTCTGAAAGTTGAGACAGCAGATGTTCACGTCTTTGTTGTTCTTGAATCTGAAATTGTTCTACAACAGGTTTTAATTGTTCGTTTTCCGCTTTCACATTCTCATACAAAGATTTGAATTCCTCTTTTTCTTCAAGTCGTTTTTGTTCTTGAAGCTTTAGATTTTCTTTGAGTTCATTTAACTCAGCCTCTGCTGCTTGAGCTCTTTGACGATATTTCTTGCTTTCTGCAATATAATCGCCAACTTCATTTACTTCTGGTGTAGGAGCTTCCGCTACTGCTTGTTCTTCTACTTTTACATTTTCTTCAGACATACTGTCTCCTATATTGTTGTTTTTGTTTGCATATATTTCTTCAAAGCTGGATCTAAAATTACCTGATCAAACCTATCAATAATATATTCCAAATTCTTTGGTGATAAATTATAAATATCATATCCTCTGTCCTGATTGCCAAGAATCAATTTAGTATGTTCTGGACGATATGCTATTTGACCTACATCTGCTTTACCTCTTGCAGTCATACCACGAAACGTATCACCTGTAAGTTTCATATTAACAACTCTCGTTTCTGTATTTGTAGATCTACCACGATAAGCTTTTAGTTTCTTACCGTCTGAAAATCTTCTCATGCCATTACGTTTGTATTTTTCATATTGTTTGTTATATCTACCTGCAAAGCCAGTTGGTCCTTGCTCACTACCACTTTGAAAAATACCACCTGAGGCATCTAATTGTATTCTATCAATTGCATCTTGCGCTAGTATCTTCATTTTTTTTGCAGATGCTTTTAACAATTCTTGTATTTCACCAACTTTAAATCTTTTACTCACTTCTAATCCAATCATGGTTACAGTTATAACCACCTCTTGCTACAAATCCTTCAAAAGTAGAACCATCTTTTTGTGGTGGTACTTTTAAATTATCTATTTCTTCTCTAGTTAATGATCTCTTTACTTTAGTTAATATGTAAATACAAGAATCTCTTCTATTACCAGCTGTAGGTCCTGAGTAGGTAAATTTAGCTTCTGGTATGTTTTCATAAACATTACCTCTTACTGTATGTTGAAACCTTGCAAAAGACTCATTGATCAAAAAGTTAAATTGTCTGCTAGATATTACATTTCCTGGTCCAAGCGTAGTTGTTAGGTTATCTATAATGTTTTCAATACTCTCTCTTGCTACCAGGTTGCGCACCATGGCACTTTTTAACTGTCTTGCATATTGTTCTACTCCTTGAGATAAAAACTCCATATCGAATGTTTTTAACTGTTCGAGTGTCGTAATACTAATTGCAGGTACTCTAGCTAATTCTCTTCTTGATAGTTCACCAAATACTATAGCAATTTGATCATCGTATGCATTGTCTACTCTTCCTAATAAAGTACTATATCCAAGACGATTCATCTCTTCAAAAAGATCTATTTGTCCTGTAATTCTTAATAGTTCTCTATCTGTAAGC